GCATTCCTCCTTGAACTTTGAGGGACCTAACTCGGGACCATATTTTTCAATAAACAACCCAACGCTCATGCAATCTTTCTTTTTATTGATGGCAGCCCTTTCTTCATCTGATTTGTTGTTAAGGGTTTTTTGCCATCTATCTTGCCGATCTTGCCAAATTCTTTGGCCTTCTAGCTCACCATAACGTTTGACGCATTTTTCTAAATTGAAGGTGGCTTGGTGGTCACTAAGCTTCAATTTAGCATCTTCAACACTGTATCCTTTAGCTAACCAATATTCAATACGTGTTGGATGACTTTTATAGTATTGATCCGGATCAGTTTCTTTGGTTTTCAGCCGGCTTTTGTTCCGAAGGCCTTGGTGTTCACGAACCTTTTGTTTTGCTTCGGGTTCACTGTAGCCTTTGTTGGTCCAGTAAAGCATATTGGATGGCCGGCGTTTTTGGATTTCACACCTTGCTTCCTCTTCTGTTAGACCCTTGTCGGTCCAATGCTTTACTGTATATGGTGAACCTGATGACCTTGATGTTTTCGATGACATGATGTACCTCCGGTTATTTGATACATCTATTTATATCAACGGCGCAGGAAAGTCAAAAAATCGGTTTCCGCTTGACCTTCTATACATATATCTATCATTGTAAAACCCTCAACACATTTACCCGCTCCATTAGACCTACCGGTAGCATGGTCCAGGCCTGTAATAAGAGTCAAACCTGGCTTGAGTTCAAGGTGCTGTTCTTTGTTCCCGAAGGTGAGGAAATTTTTGAAGGTGGTTGATTGGAACTCAATTTTCACTTAGGTGCCTCGTTAGCTAAGGCTAGTATTGAATAACCAGCGACGTCCCGCCACGGCGACTCGTCCCCGTAATCTTTCTGGTTTGCAATTCGGAAGAGCTTGTCAACAATGCGTATGGTGGCTAGCATATCTCTGTATTGCTCGGGTTTAACACCATTAGGGTATAGCACCTCAATGATCCTATGGCTTTGGGAGAATGAGTCCCCGTAAGCGGCGTTCTTAGCTTTAACCAATTCCCCCACGGAAGTAGCAATTTTAACAAAAATAGAACCCTTTTCGTTATCCATTATTAGATTCCTTTAGTCTTTTTTCGGTATAATATTTTGACATTCGTCGCAATCTTCTTTTTCTTAGAGCTAGTGTTAGCACACCCTTTCAATGAGTGTCCCCTCTTACGCTTACCCGCCTTTTTGGCCTCTTGTTCCTGCTCTTTCCGCTGGGCATATATATCTTCAGCCAACGTGGCCACTCTCATGGCCCAGCCAGGATCATCTTGGTTCAACTTTACTTCTTCAATGAAGTCCTGTATATTATGGTCAACGATTTTATATGGATCCTTGGCATCCTCATCCTCCACATAGAAGGCATGTCGGCCCTCATGTCTTAGGAGTCGCACCCGGTCTTCCGGCCCAATGGCTTCCCATACCACCTTGTCTATGCTGATGATGTAGTCATAGCCAAACTCATCCTTGGCCTCCTCTGCCGTGAGGTGGCGCAGCAGGTCATTGGTCTTCCTAATGCTTGCCAGAACCACCCGGCCCTTGCTCTTCCTTTCCTTCAGGTCAAACACACACTTGATCTTGGCCTGGCTAAGCTCCTTGAACCAGGTACTACGTACCTCATCCAACACCTTGACTACACTACTATCTACATCTTCGTATCGCATTGGTTACACTCCTTTCATTCCTCTACATTGATATATTCAGTTTTTGGTGTATATGGGAATGTTACTGACACATGACTATCCTTGCTTGTGTAAGCGGATCCATCCGGTCTAATAAACACTTTACCCTGTATGTCATATGTGCCGCTCTTGTCCTTAAAGACATGTGAACATCTTTTATTTTGGTAACATCCAGGCTCCAATGCTGTTTGGTTGATCCATTCATCATCCTCACCGGTTAATGGGGTCAATACCTCCCAGTTGGCCAGCTTCTTGAACAGATCGATACAATATGGAGCCGAAAAGCCGGAATGGCCTTGGCCAACAAACACCCTCAACAGCTCCAAAACATTTTCCACAATTCCAGCTCACACCGGGCATGAGCTATCAATGGTGAATATGAGTTTTTGGATTCCTGTACCGATGGATCATAGGGTGTAGGGCTATCCGACGTGACCTCCTCAATGACGTTACTAATCCTGATGATATCCTCATATGGTGCCATATTACCTCCTTTAATCCCACCAGTGTAGCATGTATTTACCTAGCCGGCGGCCAAATTCTTTGCAATACCAGTCGTTTTGTCTCCGGTTATCATCCTCTATAAGCCGGTGTAGAAGCTCCGCGCATATAAGGGTTTCCAACGCATCCCGATCCGAATTGACATGGTGACCGTGCTCCTTGAACAGCTTGGACATACGCCGGAGCTTGTATTCCATGATTCCTGCCAAATAGGCCCAATCATAGTCCCGATCATACCATATAACAGGTGTCCAACGTATAATGTTCCTGATGCCTATGTATATGTCATACGCGAACAGATATAAATTGGGTAAGATGGTCCGAGGTAACCATCTATAGGCAAAAAGACTCATAGTGCTCCTTTAGTGGAGAGGAGGTTGGAATATAGCAGTGTTACAACAACTAACCACAACCAAGATGTTACCGCCTAAACAAACCACAACAATATAATTTGGTTATCATAAGATGCGGTATCAACATACGCTGGAAGGCTGGTGGCCTGCAAGTATCTCAGATATACCCCAACTCTCCGTTACTCTTACTCCAGAGGAGCCAAGAGCCTCTCCATATCTACATCCACAGATATTTGTGTTTGTGCGTTACTCATTTTGATCCTTGCATCAGCTTTGGTACACCAGGTTTGAAGCTCTGCGATTTTTTGGTCCACCTTCTTTACATCATAGAGCGGTGTGGTAGTCTTTTCAGACTGTCCAAAGAACCGGCTTTCCGTGGCCGTTTGGCTCCTCAAAGCCTTTAGATCCGTGATGCGCTCCCTGACAGCCTTCATGGCTACCAGGACCTCATTGATTGTTGGCACTCGTTTCTCAAAATATTCGTCCATATATTCACCTCGCTTATTGTTGGATATATCTTAGCATGTAGGTTGACTGTTGTAAACATTCATATAAATATAGTTGGTATACTGTCCAGACCCTCGATATACCACATATCATCGACGGCTTTTGGGATGACACAGAACAAACGATATACCTGTGTGGTGGGCAGTTTGCGGGTAGGGGAAGGGTTTATAAGGGAATCCGTTAGGTACCAATCTCCTTTAGTAGCTTATCCACAATACCATTCAGCACAGCCTTCCTAATATGCTTAGGAACATGAATGGTATCAATGTATTCCTTGAGTATGTCTCTATTGCTCTTGGTGATAATTTCAACCTGATCTTGTTTCTGTGGATCCATCTGACATATAGATACATTGGTAAAGTTTGTCGTTAAGCGCATGGGGTTCAATGACTGTATATATTCCATGCGTCTAACATTGCCAAGTGAACCATAGTCCTTGGTATACAACAGTTCCACTATGTTACCCTCTATAAGCTCCCTAGTAACCTTATCCTCCGTGGTGATCCTGATGAACCTGGCATAGTCCGGATTTTCAATCTGGTGAATATCGCTACCGTTGAGGATATAGTAACCACACTTTGACCCTCTGTCTGAGGCTGTGAGGTGGAACGGGCTTCCACAATACAGGATGTTTGTCCGGCGACAAGGCACATGGAAATGGCCCGATATGACCAGGTCAAACTGGGTAAAGTCTTTGGTTTTATAGCCCCCAACGAAGTTATCCGAACAGGTGGCCGGAAAGCCATCTATTTCAAAGTGACCAACCACAATCTTTTCTTTATAGTCGGAAAATGAGTATGGCTTTGTACTCCAGGGCAAGAATAGCAAATCCTCTATAACAGTGGGTTCCGATATAATTTGGACGTTAGGTAGCTCATTAAAGATAAATAGGCTATGAGGCCAAACGATGTGCTTGTAATATGTATCATGATTGCCAACAAGTAAGAGGAACCTGAATTGGTGAAGCCCCAGCATTATCTCCATTGTTCGGCACATGGTTTGTATGTTTAGGAATTTTCTTTCATGGAACATATCACCGGCCACGATAATGGTATTAATGGATTCCCTAATGCATGTGTCGGCTATATTGTTGAACAGTGATCTGGTTTGACTTAGCCAAGGCTCCGAGTCTTTATGAACCCCTATATGTATGTCCGAAAGAACAACAGCTTTCAATGGTCACAACCTTTCACAGTGAGATGTAATAACTTATTGTACTATATTCTGAGGTTGTTGTAAAGGCTCGACCCACAAATAGTTTGGCTTTTCTTTGGTGTTTATCTGATCCTCTGCTACCCTGTTTTGGATGCTGGCATAGTCCAACGATTTCTCACTATATGAACTCTCCTCCATAAATGGGGTAAGCATTGTGGCTTGATGACATATATTTTTAATGTGTATATGTTTCTTCTCATTTATGATGGTGAGTTTGAAGGCGTTACCAAGTATTTGAGTAACATAAGAAAATGCGTTGGAAGACTTTTCGGGGTTAAAGTTTTGGAGGTACTTTACACAGGTTAGAACCGCTTCGGAAATCATATCTTGTTTCCAAGTATAACCGGACCAATTTCCTTTTGAGGCGAAATTAGTGGCCATAAGCAACAACAACTTACCTAACCTATTAGAACAAACACCGGTGCTTCTATAGTTCTTGACTTCCTCTAACAATTCTACTGGATCCACATAATTAACTGATCGTTTTCGCTTAACCGCCATTGAGCCTCCTGATATACAACGATGATATTGTAATTGTAACATATTGAAACTTCTTTGTAAATGTGCTATTGATTTTGTTCGATGGACTCTTTGAACTTTGCCAGCTCTGTGTTGGATTCGTATAGTAGCTCTTTTAATTTTTCCATGCATTTATCTTTTAGCTTGATTTTTTCGGTTTGTATTCCCTCTTCCAAACATAGAGCCAAGCTGTATTTGCCGGTGTATACGCTCTTGAGTTCTATATTTATACGTCTGATAATGTTGTCTATCTTACTGGATTCTTTGAGGACATTGAGTATGGGTGAATAGTCCCTTGGTTTGTCTGTCAGTTTAATTGACATGGCCCTAAAGGTATTGGCCTCGGGTGTGAGAGGTGCTTTTTCCAGGTAATTCAAAAGGCGCATGTTATCCCACTAATGTAAATCTGTGTATTCCACCGCCTGACACATCCACCGTTTTCATCCATACTCTGATGGTATCCGAATCAATATATTCCGGTATGTTACTCAGGGCTTTACCTTCATTGACATACACATGTACCACCGGGTAACCTTGGGTAAAAGCGTGATCCACGTCATAGTAATAGTCATAACCGGTCTCAATGGCACCCGCGGTTACAGAGACAAAAGTGGAGGCAGAGGTAGCCAAGATTTTTGGTTTTGCCTCCCAAATGCGGGCCAGGTTGTTACTTACAAGCTTATTTTTGGTGGTGTCCGTGTCGGCCTCATCAACCTGGTCATTGACTATAGCCACATATACATCATATACACCACCCGAGGTAATTGTACCAGGCTTAGACCAGAGAAGGTCAAATTTCATACCATCTGGATATAGGCTCGGTTCCGCCCAGAAATCAAAGTATCCGGCCGTGTTGGTTGTTAGAACACCTGCTGATATAATGGATGTGGCAACCTCGGTTGCATAGGCCGATACCGGCGTGGTGGTGCTTGCTTCATATAACTGAATGGTGGCATAAGGAATTGGCTGGCCTTCCTGGTTCAGCAAATATTGCCAATAATGACTACGTGCCATGTTTCAAATCTCCTTTAGACCCGCTTTCTCACCTTGTAGTACAGCTTCAAGGACACACCTAACGGCTTGTCAATGGTACCGCAATGTGAGTAAAACAATATTTCACCGGTATCGTTGTATATGCCAACCTCTCTGATACCGTTGGTTGAATAGTCTATGTTCTCATCTATATTTATAGTGATATAGTAGTATTGGTCATCCTCATCAATATCCCTATCGGCTATGGTGTAGGTTTCAGGATACGGGCTTTGTAGGGTGTTGGTGGTCACGGGGTTATACCTGGCACCCGAGGAACCATAGCCCAGCTTGACAGATCCAAATGAATAATTAGCCAAATAGCCTATGTTGGATGTTTTTTTGATGATCGCATAACCCGAGACAGGTAGTGTTTCGGAATCAAAGGCCAGTGTGATGGTGTCCTTATTGCTAATACTTATCTCGTTAGGGTAGATATACTCATCTTCATTGTTGAAAACACTGACCTGGAACGACTCTCCGTTGAGGTTGTGCATGATCTGTGTGGATGGTGAGCCTCCAGAAGGCACATGGAAATTATATGTACCGGCTGAAACCGCCATATAGTACCCCGCCGATACTTCCTCGCTGAATAGGACCAATGGGTATGATCCCAGGTTTACCAATTCATCCGGTACTAATGTGTGCTTATCAGCATCGGTGACTTGTGGTATATGTGTGAAACCAGCTGTTGCCGGCATACTGGTGATGTCCCATACATAGGACGAACCGGACAACGCGGCCCCTGTAACTTCCACTGTGGTTGTGTCTTTGCTAATGGTAATGTAGCCATCATACATGGTGTCAAACATTACCTTAACCGTGTTTGGCCCAGTGAGGTATACTTCGGAAGGCTGAACCATATTGTTATTGGGGTCATAACACTGGACAATAACATCCTCATAGTCCAAGCCATGGAATATGTTTACAATCTTTGTCCCAGTGGCCACAAGCTTTACATAACAGTCTGGTACCTGGACTATTGGGTCCAGCAAACACTTGGAGTTGAATTCCACTCTACCAGTTGGATACAAAGGTACTTCATTACCAGTAAAATCTACCGACGGCCCAATCACCATACCATAGTGGTACACCCTGGCTACCGGTCTGAATTTGTCCCATAGTGTTCTGAGCCTGGTGAGCCTGTCCTCACTGATAATGCTATTGTTTTCCATAGGTTCATCTGTGAGGTCGATTTCTATCTTCACATGGGTGGATAGCTCTTTGCTAAGGTTATGTATGCGCTCTCTGGACTCAGAGGCCAATGCTGCCGACTTCAACGAGGCATATCCATACTTTGCCGAGTCAAATGTTACCAGTATGCCATTGGCCCATTTGTAGCACCGGCTTGCGCTTGGAGACATCACCTGGTCCGTGTCAGCATCATATAACGTGATTAGGTTAAAGTCCGTGTCTAACGTATGTTCCACAAACCATGAAGCCGACGCCGCGGTCTGTGTGTAGGTGTAGTCTGGTGTGCCTATCAGGCCATATCCATCTTGGAACCCACCAGTAAAGGTCACGGTCAGGCTGTTGTCATCGATAGCCTGAATGGTGTATGCAGATGGACTTAGATGGACATAGGTGGTATCCATAATATCCACTACTGGGTACATATTGTTCAGGTCATGTGTTATGGACCAAGCGGTGGATGGTATTGACTCTGTATGCACATAGTCCGCTGATGCTGCAAAGGCATATCCTGTTTGCGCTCCATTGAACAGTATTGTGGAAGCCGACGTGGAACCATTAGTGATACTGGTTACCAGCTTGGAATCCCTGGTAAGTGTTGCGGGCCATATGTTATACAGGTCTGCATCCCAGGCCTGAACCATTATATCCGTTTGGCTGCTTAGACCATGTGTAAGGCTCCAAGAGCTGGCACCGGAGGTCTCCATGAAAACCGTATCCACATCAAAGGCGTAATCACTGGACCCATACATAGGGTAAGGAACATCAATACCCGTATGGGTATCACTGAACACTGTGACGGGGTATGTGGTTCTGTAATACCGGTGGCCGGCGCCACCAGAAGGTGTTGCCTCTTGGTAAAGCAGGTTTTTGGTATACAGATGGTCCTCAAAGTATGAATAGGGCACTGAAGATGGGGCTAGAGAGGTGTGCCAACGTTCATATACATTAAGCCGGTTGATGGTGTCATTGACAATGCGCCATATGGCATATATTTGTGTGTAGGTCCCTTTCCGTTTCAGCAGAGTGCTGATCCTGTTCAGGTATACCCTCTCCTGTATATCGCTACCGCCCATTGATGGAACATCATACATCTCCCTCATATACATCAGGTATTCCTGTTTGACCTCAAAGGGGTCAGCCAGGGCGTGAACATCCTTCAATAGGTTGTAGGTAGGCCCATACAGCTGGTCGAACGCCACACCAAGAAACTCATCATAATTGTCAGACCGGTTGTGAGGTGGTAAGCACTTGTAAACATAGTCCTTGAAATGCTCCGAGTATACGTCTATACTTGTATCGGTCAAACCAGGCCATAGTTTGCCAATGTATAGGAACGACTTATTGACATTGATGAAATCGTTGTATCCTTGGTCTACAAAGTAATCATAGATGGGTGTACCTTTCTTGACGTATATGCTTGATCCGGCGAAATTGCCTTCATCAGTTTGCAGGAATAGCTCATCCCTTGTAAACTCCGAGCCGGCGTAAGCGGAGCCTGATGGGATAAGCTCAAAGCTGAACCTGTTCTGTTTGCCAAAGCTAATAAAGGCGTCCTCAAGGGACTCTCTTGAATATAGCTTAGTGGTATCGTTATCCTCTGAGGATACCTTGTATACGCCTTTTAGGCGGTAAAAGTCATTGGAGGTCTTGATATACAGTTCTATACCATAACCCCCTAAGGCTGTGAAGCCGGTGTTTGGCCCACGCAATGTGCAAGAGCCTGAAGGTGGCACCTGGCCAAACACCGGCAGCGCATAGGTATCATCCGGATCACGCCTGGTGAAGTAATCCTTGAGAGCAAAGAATGGTATTTCAGAAAACTTAGGCACTTAGTACTCCTGTATACAGGTCAATGTGTTTAGCATTGGGAATTGGTTATACCCCAACTGTATCCGCCTGATCTGGTTGTCATATGTTGCTTCCAGGGCGGTCATATAATATGGGAAAGTTGCAGACCCATATGCATTGATGGCGCCATTATCCCTTATGATGTCCCGAACAGTAAATGTCTGGAGGCCCTTGACACAATCAAAATCATCACTATCGGACTCAATGGTGGTGTCCATCATAAAGTCAATAATATCTGTATGAGATATGATGTCATGGAAGTACCTTCTGGATGACAGCATATAATAAGTTAGCTTGGCCACAACATCCGCTTGAACTGCCGCGAAGGTATAGTTGGTTCTGATCTTCAGGCCAACAATGAAGGAAAAGTATATCAAATCAGGCAACACAAACTCCTCGTAGGTGGTTATGATCTTCCGAGGCTCTAGGTATTCCATGATAACATTTTTCCAGGTGGTGTTGTATGCCGATGGAACTATAAGTCCGGCCGATGTGGTAGTGCTTGATATGGTCGATGCGTCCCATATGCTTGGTATCAGTGACATGTACACCCTGTTGTAGTCGGCCGTTGAGCCAGATGGGCTTATATCCTGTTCACCCCAAACCGTGGCCTTGACTACATCAGCCCGAGATTCCAGGTGTGATATGTAATCGTCTTTGTTCACGTTCCTGAACTGGGAGTGATAGGACCCTATTGCGCTCTGTTTGATTTCCTCAACCGTCTCAACACCTGCTCCACCAATTGTGGCCACTGAGTTGGATAACGATACATAGTTATTGGAAACCCAAGCACTGTCGGTCACGTTATATACGAATTGGGACTCACTGTTGATAATACTCCCAGAGGGCACATTGCCATATATACCAGATGTCTTGAGTAGGCCAATGAGTATTTCATCCTGGTTGTTTGGTACATTACGGCTGGATGAGAACTCAATGAAGTACCTCTTATATTTGTCTATCTTCATCATAAAGACATTGTTGTTTTCCGTTAGGCCGGACGATGACTCATAGAAGTCGGACAGCCTGGTCCAAGGGGTCCCATTGACAAATAGCACCATACACGGCACACCATTGTCTATATCATCACCATAATCATAGGGTTGCATAGGCAGGTAGAGCCTATAGTCATTTTCTATATCACTACCATGATAAGTTAGTGAGGTAATTACTCCTTCTCTTGCAGATACAGACATGGTAAGAGCGGAAGCAGTGGTCGCCACGGTACTGGTTTCAGTGATTGTGTTGGCGAACTGGATCACCTCACCTGTTATAGGGTGGCTTAGCTCCGTGCAATACATCTTTTTCCAGGAGGGAATGGTGATCACATCGTTTACCTCAAGCCCGGCGGCAGAGGTGTCTATGGTCACCGTTACCACCCCCTGGGATGATCTGTATCCCTGTGGGTTATAGCCACTATGACCAGCCAGCATATGGGTGGTCTCAAACAGCTCTGATGTGGAGAGGTACTGATTCTTGGCCAACATATTGGTATAATACGTGGTGAGCTGATTCAGGTAAGCAATCAGTTCGATCAGTATGGTGATGTTGTTCCCTTCTGCATCCAGCCTGTAGTTGGCATAGATTGGGTTCTTTTGAAGCAACTCAATTAGCGTGGACTTAGCCGTGGCGAAGTCCATATTCAAATAGCTTGGTATAAGCGTTTGTGTCGTTGTTGACATATCACTTTTACTCCATGATGGTATTTAGTATCATCTCTGTTCCAGTATAAACTTGATTGTGGTAGTGTTTATGCTGGACGTTTTTGTGGAAAATGTAATGGTCACGTTGTATCTTAGCCTGACCTCATCTGCCACTATATTTATTCCGTGGATTCGGATATCAGGGTCCCACATCTCGATCTGCTCATTGATGATCTCACCTATGCTTCTAGCCGTAGTGGTATCCAGAGGCTCAAACAGTTTATCTTCCAGGTTGGCACCAAACTCCGGCTGCATCCTTCTTGTACCCTTCCGTGTCATAAGGATGTTACGTATGGAGGTCTTTAGAGCCTCCACATCAATGTCCTTCAGTATGTCATAGGTGTTTGGATCCTTTTCCATATCCACGTTAAAGTCGGCAAACAGCTCATAATTGCTGGCTGATGATGAAAATGTTAGCATGGTCTCACTCCGTGTTGATGTAATCTATTTGGTAAGTAATCGGTAACCCATTTTCCAGCTTGACCACAGTGTATCCGGCGAATGGATCATCACCATCCGTTTTTTTGAACACATTGAAATAATTGTCCGGGCCAGAACTGTAGGCCGCCGTGATTGGTGTAGGCTGACCAGATGCAGGCACGGAACCCAGATCCAACGGTAACTGGGAAGCCGATACACCACCAATCCATACAGTCAGCTGGTTCTTATAGAGCAGGTCTGTGTATGTTGAGCCACCACTTACTTCCAGACTAACCAGATCACTATCAAGCATTAGGTCACCAAACTCATTGGACGCTGTAACCGCCTTGAAGTTGATTGTTGAATAGATGTCAGGCGATAATATCACTTCCGTATAATGAGCCAAAGCGGTCTCATGATACGAAGCCGATAGAGCCGCGGTGTATCGGTGGCTTGAAACACCTTCTACTGTCATATCCAGTAGGAAGTTGGTACCAGATGGAGCTGAGGCGGTCATATCGTTCTTAATGGCTATACTGTACTGGTCAAGGGTGTCAATATCATCTCCATACAACCATTCTCCACCGGACGTATTGACATACTTGATGTCGGCAGCACTGGTCAAGGGTGTCCATGTCGTATAGTCTGTGGCAAGTATATTATTGCCCCTGTAAAAATCATTGATCTGGTTGGACACGGTCACATTGCTTGTCATCACACTGTTACCACGCTCAAGTGCCTTGATCTTTGGAACCACACCTTGGGTGCCTTGGGTAGATGGCAGACCATATATATGGGTATCAATGAACTTCAGGTCATTACATGCCAGCTGAACATCCGAGTCGCTCGCAGGGGAACCATCCGTGGCTAATATTTCCAGCCTAAGCAGGGAACCATTCAGTGTTCCTTCCACCTCAATACCCATCGTCGTTTCATCATGTTCAACACTATAAGCAGCGGTGGCCACTGATACCAATGCGTCCTCACCAAACCTGTGTTTTGCTAGTAATACTGCCCCACCATTAAGGTATGATACATCACCGGAACCTATCATCCAGCTAGTTGGTTCCATCACCATAGCCCGTGGCTCAGGACCATCATTGGACATAACAGTCCAGTCGCTTGGCCCCCAGAAATACCAGGTTTCCTCCGCGGTATCATTATCCACAACCTTCACCCAACACTGAAAGGCGCCAAACTGACTATACTTTGATACCCCTTTGGTTACTGTAGAGCCGGAAGGTGGTGATGCTGACGGTGATTCACTTTCATATGGATCGGTCACGGTGGCATAGTAGGTGTCCACCAGGTCGCTCCACTCGGCCTCAATCAAGGCCCGGATATCCAGCAATTCATCCCTCTCGGCCTCAAGCCTGGCCTTTGGCCCGTCGGACGCTGAAACACTAGCCTGTGCGCCATAGTTCATCAATGGATATTCTTTACCTATATAGCTGGTTACGTCTGGCATGCTCTACTCCCTCACTTACACAATACAGTTGATGAGCCACTCACGATGTAGCCCGTAAATATACCTGATACCATATCACCCATTCTGGCCACTGGTAACCCGGAGGCCATTATGTTGCTTGACCCCTGTGTTACATATCCCACATGACCACATAGTGTCATCACCATGTCCATCTGGCGACCTATTGGCATCCCATTCACCAGCACAGTTGGACACATGGCCATAACATAGCCCATGGTACTAATTGGTGACTTATGACCCACACATGTTCCTACCGCCATATCCATCATCCGTGCTATTGGTAACATATGCCTCCTACGACTCAATGAGAGACTTGAACCTGGTCTGGATGCAGGTGAAGTCCTTCTGCCAGGCAGCCATAATGCTCTTTATGTTCTTGACCAATCCAACGCCAAGCCTGGCACAGTTCTCTAGGTCAACCTTGAATATGTTTATGGCCCGTTCCAACGCTTCCAGCTTTGTGATTAGGCCACGGATCTTATTGTCCAGTGATCCAATAGTATTCATATAGGTGTTGATCTGTATCTTCACTGCTGGGTCATTGGTCAGTTTCAGCTCCCGGCGCGCAGCTCTCAAGGATTTCATGGCGGCCGCCCGTTCATTGGAGAATGGAACTTTTACAGATTCCTTGGTGTTACCCATCCAGGTGTTGAGGTTGTTGAGCATCCGTGTAGGACAGGCAAAGGCCTGGTTGATCTTGTCCAGGTAGTTCATCACGTTGGTAATTAGGCCCCGGAGTACAGCATGTCCGACGTTCTGGATGGCACCAAGGACATTGGTTGGTAGCGTGGATTCAAGGCCACATAAGCTGCCAACAGAGAGCGCAATGTCAAAATTTATCGTTAGGCCATTGAGGTCTATGATGTCGTTCACATTGAATGATATGGGTATATTCTTACCGGTGGTCTGGATATAGTTGACCAGGTCTGTTACCGCAGTACCTACGTTTGCGGCATCCGTTGGTAACTGGGCCACCTTGTCCGTGAAAGCAGTGATCTGGGTTACGGCCGTGTTGAACGGGGTGAAGGACACACCATAGGTAGGGCTGGCTACAGTGCCTCGCCTCTGGACAACAAGGGTACCATACGAAGGCTCTGGTGTTGGTGTGGCCATCATCTTCTCATATTCTGACCATATGTTTTCAACAGTTGGCATAGTTTATCATCCTATCATTACTAGTTGACCAGTCACGGAGGTTATACTGGATGTTGATCCCCCAACGGTCGTCAGCAAACCTGTAAATGTCGCCATGGTGGTTGCCTGGATGTCCACGGTCATGGCTCTACCCTGTATTTGGCCCATAATGGCATTGAGTTCCACGTTGCCCATGAGGGCCTTGACTAGTACATCCCGTTCGGCCGATTTTACCAGGCAATCATTACCAGCCACAAAAGAAGCATCACCAGACCCAGCCACCAGTGCATCGCCGTTTGAGTTTATACTAACCCCTTTGGCCTTCATGTCCCAGTTTTCCAACGTGGTCTCTGATCGAGCACCGGTGACAAGCACGTTCTTATTCCCCGCAACCTGTTCCTTGGAATCTTTGGAGGCTATAAGGTAATCCCCACTTATGTTCACATCATGGTCACCGGTAGTAATGATATATCGCTGGCCAGTGGAGTCCATTATAGATGCGCTAGGGGCTGCATGGATCTGTATGTTACCAGAGGAGTCGAGCTGGATAAAGGCTTCCGTAAAGCCGTGCCTGATGGTTATACACTCATTGCTTGGCGTGGAGTCAAGCTGGATCATATGACCACAGTGCCCTTTCAGAACATACACCTCTGTATAGTCGGTTGGTGTGCCACCGGTATCGGAGTCTGGGGCCATGGCCCTTTCAGGCTTTGGATACACCCCATCTGGATCAACAAAGCCTACCGTGGCATCCGCATCGCCAATGGTATTTCTAGGCTGGCCGTGATATGGGATACCCAGAGCGGTGGCAAAGTAGCGTGGTTGCAGAATGTCACCGGCCTCAAAGAATAGGAACACACTGGCTCCCTGCACCGGCACACCAAAGACACCTATGCCGGAGGATCCACCAAATATAGGACCTGCTGCCTCAGCCCAAGGTAGGTGAGCCGTGGGTATCCCATCATCCCCTGTTTGTACCACCGAGTCTGTGTGTATACCATACACCCGTATCTTGCATCTACCGGCTTTCTGTGGATCCTTGTTATCCTCCACCACGCCGCGATAGATTCCGTAAAGGCCGCCAGTGTTTATAACATTGTCTGTGAACGAGCCTTTGTTCATAACGTGCCCCCTGCTTGAGTGTCCTCATAGCTGGACTTTACCACTCTCACCATCTGTTTATAAGCCGGTGTCTCGCCTGGTGTAAAGATGTGCTGAATCGATTTCACTATGTAGCGTCCGTTATACATGTGGTTCTGTGCTCCGCTTTTCATTGCCGGCCATATGATTTTTATCATCATTCCAGCATACCGTTTCACATGGCCCTTCAACATCAGGTCAAACTGTAACTGTTTCATGTACCTCTTGATCCACTTATCACGGAACGACACATTTAGCGTTGTGTAGTCACCACCCATTAGGTTGACCTGGGACCTGACGTTATTGCTTATGTTATACAGGGGCTTAGCGCCAAGCTGTGTATACCGGTCTGGTTCCTGAGAACCTACGTTGATGTCCTCCCGCTGGTCCTTACCCTCAAACTTTGAGCTTGTTATTATGCCACCTGGTAGGTATGTCAACGCCTGGTTCGAGGGTGGATACATCTTCCAGTTGAGTATCCTGTTTTCATCAAAATATGTGTCCCGGTTCGTGTCGGTGAAGAAATAGGCCCGATCTTCTGGTGTACCACCTAGTAATGTATTCAATGTCACCAGATTGAAGCCTTTGGTATTACAGTAGAACAGGTAGCCAGGTGATGTAACACTCTGCATCCTGTTCAATAGCCACTTGATCATTTCACCAGGGGTCCAGTATGGGAAGGCCAGAGCGGTATTATTCTCATCCAGTTTAACACCCATATAGCCTTCTGACTGTTCAAACAGTACAAATTCTGTTGGTTGACCACCTCCAAGCATGTTGGTGCATATGTCGGTAATGATTTCACTACCTTTCTTATTGAGCCAGGACTTACTATACTTACCATGGTTCAGGGTGATATAGAGCAGGTTGACCAGCTTCATAGTGACCACCGTGACACCAGCACCAGCGGTCTGTATTTCCGACCTGAAATCAATGTCATATGTGACAAACATCTGGTGCCGGAGGCTTGAATCCTCATTAGGGCTGGTCTGACTTCCCGGCCCATAGACTATTGCAACCAGTTCCCGGCCTGTTATGGGGCCAGCTTCCACCAAACCAGCTCTGTCAACAAACTCAAGGGTGGCAAGAGGTACCATGCTGAATATGTCCTCGTAGAACGTCAGCTTGTTGATAGAGTTGTTTTCCAACACAGCCGGCTTACCTGTCCGCTCAGTAAAGAGTATTACGCTGAAATTGGTCTCTTGGTATTCTCTCACAGGCTCCTCACCCTCTCCATATCAGACCCCAGCATATTGAGGAAGTTGGATTTTAACTGGTACACCACATCACCCTCATCAATTTCCTCAAACGGGTTCACCACCTTATTAGCGAGACACATGAGCCACCATAGCTCCGCCGTGCCATAATAGTCATATGCTATGTTTTCCCACCATTCACCGTTGGACAACACAGTGGGATCAAAGTTCCGGTTATTGAAGATGGTCTCATTCAGGACATAGGGTCGGAACAGGTTATACACATTCACCCCATTGTCACTCAGTATTGGGAACAGCTTGAGGAATGACGTTCCGCTGAGATATTTGCCTGAGTTGACGGATTCATATGTCTTGGTGGTTTCTTTTATCATGCTATTACTCCCTTACGCTGGGGTTTACCATTTATTCATAGTCCCAGATGGCAGGCGGTGGAACTGTGGATTCAACCTTTATCACCGTGCTGGTTTCAATGCTTCGCGCATACACCGGTTCTATCTCCTGTAATGATAACCGTAACTCACACCTGGTCGGAAAATTGTCCATGTAAGGACCTTTCCATACCGGGTTCACCGATCGGAGTGCTGCATAAGGTATATGTATCAGCGGGTGATAATCAGAATCATCTCCGGTGGCTGTGGTAATCTTGAACACATATGGCGGTATGACAATGGGGTTGTAGCCAGTGGTTGCATCCTCCGGTTTTTCCGGACAGGATAGTTTCATAAGCAGCTTAACCGGCTCAACCACTTCGTTGTATGGATCACCTTTTACCGAGATCAGGTTGAATGGAAACTCGTAGGTCCGGCGCTCCGTATTCTTGTAGATCAATGGGGTATCGACACGCCAGGGTTGAACTGCCTGGCCTTCAATAAAATCACGTACCAACTCTGATGCTGTGTCCTTTACTTGATTCCATTTGAGTTGGCCGCTAGCCACCGCGGCTAACATGTCCTTTACAATCTCCGAGTTCTCAGAAAGGCTTTGTTTCGCGGCTTTCAACACGTTTAACGAGTCGACCAGCGTTTGCCCATACATCTGCTGGATTGACTGGCTAATAGACTCAAACGGACCCCACTCATGGGATAGTGTTTCCACAAGCTCCTGGGGCGCAAGGAACTTGAAGTCATATACTGACTGTCCGGCCTTCTCCACAATGGTTGGCTGGCCAGGTCGGATG